GCCCTGAAGCGGGAAGTTGACCTTGGCGATGCCAGTCGCGGGGATGGAGACGCTCGCACTGGCCGGCTTGACGTCGACGAACTTCTCCGACGCCGAGACCGCTGCGTTCCACTTCTCCCAGGTGAAGTAATCGTTGGTGTGGCCAGTCGTCGGGGTGTGGGTTTCCTTGCCCGGCGCGCTGACCGTGCAGGTGGCGATGGGGCCTTCCGCGACCAGGGCCACGGCGTTCAGCGGAACCACGGTCAGGACCGTCGCCGTCACGCCGACCACCAGGAGGTTCTTGTTGAGGTTCGCGGCGTTCAGCGAGCCAACGGTGAGCCTCACCACATAGCCCTTCTTGACGCCGCCGGTCAGGAAGTCGCCGGCCGCGCGGGTCACGGTGTAGGTAGGGCCGGAGCCAGCGATGGTCAGAGAGGCGCCGGTGATGGCGGTGAAGGGCGCGGCGAAATCCTTTCGGAGCAGCGCCGCGAACTCCAGGTCATAGGTCCCGGCGGAGAGCTCGCCATCGAGGGCCCCATTGATCATCGAGGGGCCTTCGGTGGCGCCCGTCGACATCTGGTGGGAGGCGAGCTCTTCGGAGGTGTAGCTCTCGCTCTCCTTGTCCGGATCGAACGACACGCGACGCATCAGCTTTGAGCCGGACGTGCCTGCGGTGCCGAGCGCGCTCTGCTTGACGCGCTTGACGGTAGTGCCGATGCCCTGAGCGACAGCCATGGGTTAGGTCTCCGATCGATGTGGGTGGGGCGACGGACCGGAGCCGGCCGTCAGAAGGCCCGCGCTGGCCTGCGGGCATGAAAAAGCCCCGCTGGTGAGGCGGGGCTGGTGGTCCGGCTGGGCCGGGGGAATGGTGGGTGGTCTAGGTGTTGACGGGCGCCATGAACCGGATCGAAACCGGCACGACGTAGCGGTCGCCCTCGATCATGGCCGGGGCGATCTCCGGGGTGCGGATGATGGTGACCGTGATCCCGCCGGCGACGAACGAGGCCCCGCGGTAGAAGGTGGCCCGGATCAATTCGGCGCGCGTGGCGGCCGCGGCCGGGCCAGTGTTGAGCGGGTAGCAGAGCGTGATCTGGTAGATCCCCTGCTCGACATGCCGGCGGCTGATCTCGGCGTTGTCGGGCTGGGCCAGCAGAAGGTGGACCCGTTGATAGGGCGCGGTCGCCGCAACGCCCGCCTCGGCGTCGAAATTGACGTTCTCCTTGGCGGTGACGATGGCCGGCGAAAGGGTATCGAGCGCGGTGTCGAGGGCCGCCCGGATGGCGACGACGCTCATCGGGTGGTCTCCGCCGCCGCCTGGTCAACGATGCTGCCGAACTCGGCCACCGTGAGCCGCACCATGCCGTTCGGGGCCTGGTTGGAATGGCCGTACTCGAGGGGCCGCGCGTAGGGGAGGTTGTTGCTGATCCACAGCACCGATCCCGCGACCTTGTCTGGCAGGGTCGGCGCCTGGCCGACGACGCTCTCGCTGGTGGTCAGGTCTTGGGCGCCGACGCTCAGGCGCCAGTTGGCCCGGAACCGGCCAGTGTCGACCGGGCTGCGCACCACGACCCGCTGGAACACGTCCAGGGCCACGTTCTTGATCGCCTCGTCCGCGTTCTCGGCGGCCTTCTCGGCGAACTGGCGCAGCTGCAGAGAGAACGTGCCCACGTCAGGACCTCCGCAGCTGCAGGATGATGTAGAGCACCGTGCCGCCGGGGCTGTAGGGCTCCACGGACATGATCCGGTAGACGACACCGCCAACCGTGACGCTGTGGCCCACCAGGGGCGCTGTGAGGACCGCCCCGGCCGCATTGAGCGGCGACAGCATCAGCTTCTTGTCGCCGACCTTGACCAGCGTGCCGTCGATCTCGTGAGCCTTGTAGGCCTCCTCGATCGCAAGGCCAGTCTGCGTCGTGGAAGCCGCCGGGGTGTTGACGCCCGTGGCGTTGTCGTAGGTCCCCGCGCCCGGCTTCGTGATGGTGACCGACTGCCCGAACTCGGCGAGCAGTTCGCCCGCCGTCTCCTGCATGTCGTCGTAGAAGGCGGTCACGCCCGCGAGACCCGAAGCCCGCCGCCATTGACCAGCAGCGGCGCGAGGATGTTGTCGATCGCGCGGTAGGTCTTCGTGGCGGCCGAATAGTCCTGGTAGACCACCTCGACCTGGCCAACTTTCTTGGACTTCACGGCCTGGGAGAGGTCGGGCGTCAGATCCGCGATCGAAGCCTTCAGCGCCAGCGCGGCGCAGGCGCTCTTGACGGCTTGAGGGACGGCGTTTGACGGATAGAGGGCCGTCGAGCCGTCGAGGCCGACATCCCGCATCGGAACGGCGTACCGCGGCCAGTCCAGCGCTTGGGTGGTGCTCACGCGCGACCCGGCCCAGCGGGTCCGATAGGCCTCGGTCATGTAGTCGGTGGCCTTGCGCAGCACCTGTTCGCAGGTGTCGGGCGAGAGCGTGGCCCAGGCCGTGTTGCCCCGATTGGCGTGGTAGGTCGAGGCGTCGGCGACCGAGATGAAGCTCTCGGCGGTGCTGAGGCCCGTGCCATCCTCGACAACCAGCGCCATCGTTTAGGCCTCCGCGCCGGCAAGGATCTTGGCCAAGGCGTCGCGGCTGGCGCGGCCGTCGAACTCGACGCCCTTGGCCTTCAACAGCGCCGTGATCTCGGCCTTAGACAGGCTACCGCCAGGCTTCTTGTCGCCGTCGCCGTCCAGCGCTGTCTCTTGGGCGGGCGTGAGGTGCGGGTACGGGTCGGCTGCCGCCCGGAGCGCGGCGTTGGCCTCGTCGACTTCGGCCTCTGCCGTCCCCTGGGTCGAGGGGTTGTCACCCGGCCGAGCCGTTTCATCGGCCAGGACGTGAACGGCCGGGTCGAAGGCGGACAGGTTGATGATGCGGTAGCCCTTGGGGCCGTCACGCTTCACTCTGACCGTGGGAAGGTGTTCGCTCATGGGCGCGTGTCCTTACGGAGCCGTAGAGACCTTGAGGGCGCCCGCGTCATTCCAGACGGTGGCGCTGTCGTCTTGGTCGGCGGTCGGGATGGCGTCGAGCATGGCGGCCTGAGCCGTCGAGGGGATGTTGGCGGTGAGATCGCTTTCGGCGATGGCGACCGTGACGCCAGGGCGCTCCTGAACACGGAAGGTGCGCGACAGCGCATAGGGCCCGAATACCTGGGGCGCGGCGTTGGTGACCAGAGCAGCAATGCTGGCGCTCTCGATCTGCTGGACGTGCGCCGTGCCGTCGATGACGGTGACCGTCAGGGTGTGGCCGGCGGCCAGCGCGTAGTGGGAGTTGGTGACCATGTGGGCCCTCGGTCCTTGGCGATGGGGACGAAAAGAGGGGCGGCCAAAGGCCGCCCCCGCGATCTCTCGTCTTCGCGGCTTAGCCGAGCAGGATGCCCAGGTGCTCCGGCTTCACGACCTTGACGCCCCAGGCCAGGCCCACCTCGTACTTGATGCGGCGGTACTGGCGGTACACTGCGACCTGGAAGACCAGGCCCGACACGGGATCGGTCACGGTCATCACGTCGTCGGCGTCGTCGCCACCCTCCGGCATGGCCGGAGTACGGGTGGCGAGCACGATGGCGTTCTTCGAGAAGAACAGGTTCGGCGAATAGCTGGCGCCGATGGTCATCTCGACAGTGTCGGCCGCCGCGATCCGCAGGCCCGGAGCCCCGATAACGATGTCCCCGGCGGTGGCCACTGATCCGGTCGTCACCACATACTTGTTGGTGTCGCCGGCGAAGGTGACCACGTCGCCGGCCTTGATCCCGGTCGTGTTCACGGTGCCGCCATCGAGCGTGAGGGTCGTTTGGCCGACCGCCTCGCCCGAGCCGTTGTTGATGTCGTAGCCCGTGCCGGCGCCGGCGGTGTGGCCAACGTAGCCGGCCGACGCGCCCATGGTGAAGTTCATGAGCTGACGCATTTGGCGCTGACGCAGCATGGCGCCCGCGTCGCCCGCCTCGTTGACCTTGAAGAGCTCGGAGTGCTTGCCTTCAAGCTTGGCTCGCGCAGCCGAGTTCAAGATCATCACCCGACCCGACGCCGGGGCGCCGTTGTCGTCGAGGATGCGGTTGCTCTCCGAGAGGTCGGTCATGTCGCCCGCGGTGGTGAACGGCGTGGTGCCGGCCGTGCCGTAGGCGCGGGAAGCCGCCACATAGAGAGCCGCCAGGTCCGTCTCGACCTCGTTGGCCGCGGCGCGGAACGCCTGGGCGAACTGGTCGGCAAGGATGGTGTTGATGACACCATCCTTGGTCACCGACAGCTGCTCCTCTCCGGTCCAGCGGATCGGGAAGGCGCGACTCTTGGTGATCGACAGGTCGACGTAGCCGACCGTCTGATCGCCGGAGTCGGCCGGGGTGTTGCCGGCGGTGATGTTCTCGCCGGCAATCGTCGGCACAACGGGCGAACGGACGGTCTGGTTAACAGCGCCGGACGCCGCCTTCGCGTCGCGGGTGACATTGGGGATGAAGCCGATCAGCTCGCGCGAAACGACATCAAGGCCGTTGTAGATGGTCGGGATGAGACCCGTCAGGGTGTTGGCCACAGTGGGCCTCCTTTAGCTGGGATGGATGTCGGGGACGGTTTTGTTGGGTCATCCGACCCGTGCGCCGACACCCATCCAGGTCTCGGCTCGCATTCTGAGGCCGTTGGAGCGGCCTAGTCGGTGACGGTCACGCCCTCGCGGGCCTTGGCCATCTGCTCTGCGGGGGCAAGCGCGGTGAACGCCGCCCTGGTGATTGTCTTGCCGCCACCCTTGCCAGCGTCGCCCTGCCCGGCTCCGCCGCCGGCGCCGGTCTGGCCCTTGAGGATATGATCCTTGTAGGGGTCGGCCGAGACGAGCAGCTCCAGTGCTTCGTCGAAGTCGGCAAGTTCGCCAGGCTTGGCGCGGCTGAAAATCTTGTTGCCGTGGCCGTCGTAGGCCACGACCTTGCCATCCTCGATCTTGAAGGCGTCGCCGTAGGTCTTCTGGAGCATGTGGCGCGGAACGGCGATTTTCTCTTCGGCGAATTTCGACCGGGCGAACGCGCCGCCGATCTTCTCGCCGTAGAGGTCGCCCTCAAGCTTGGCGGCCTTGGCTTCCGCGGCGTCGAGTTGGGCCTGGAAGCTCTTGGTGATCTCCGCCTTGACCTTGTCCACCTCGCCGGCGTCGATCAGCTTCTTGGCGTCAAGATTGCCGACGGTCTCCATCGCCTTCTTGGCGGCGGCCGGGTCGGTGATGCCCTCGAAGGCTTTGAGGCTGGCCTCGGCCTTCTCCGCCCGCTCCCGGTGGCCTTTGGCCTCGCCGTTCAGTCGGGTGATGGTCGCAGCGGTCCCGGGCGCGTCGAACGCGATATCCTTGCCGTCGTCGCCGACG